GCCGCGTTCTCGGGATTGCGCAGCCAGTCAGCCAGGCGCGGAGCATTCGAGAGGATCGTCTTGTTCCTGGCTTCCTCAATCTTCTGCTGAAAGACTGAACGGTATTCCTGCACCATCGGCAGAGGTGGGACAGGGTTGCCCGTTACCTTGCCGAACTCGTTCGCCAGGTTAAGATCGCCGGCAATCTCGTCGGGCGAGCCTTGCGACGACTGGAGGACGATGTTCGCCGCGTTCGCCCCAGCTTGCTGTTTCCGCAGTTTCCATTCAGTATAATCAGCGATCGTGTTCATACCAGGAGAGTCCCATGAAGAAGCAGAAAAGCGGTTTGGCGTTGGCAGGGCGACAGCTTTTCTATTACCTGTCGCCCATTGTCATCCTTGGAATTATAGCATTTTTCATCGAAGCCCTCAGAGGAATTGGCATCATCGATTGAGCAAAAATTCTGCGTATCGTGCTGCTATTTCCTCACGAGAAGGTTTCCGCCCCAACTCACTTTCAAGATCAGCCTCGATAACCCTGCGGAGATCCGCAGGGATATCTTCGTAATTGACGCGAACCTCAGCCTCAGTGTCATCAGGACGGAACGGAGCCTCGAACAGGAATCCTTCACGCTCGCTGAACCGAGTCCACGGAGTCTTGAGCGGATTCCAGATCGACCGTTCTTGCTTGATAACCGCCGGCAACAGCAGGCGGTTGACGATCTTCTGGATCTCCTCGTAAGGCGGGATGCGACCGTCATTCGCCTTCATCCAGGCCATCAACTCCTGCTGGAGGATCATTTCAAACTGCTGGATTCGTTTCGCAACTTCCTCGCGTTCGTCACCCGTCTTGCCGGTCGTCGTCAGGCCGACAGCCTCAAGCTGGCTGCGCGCAATATTCATGGCTTCTGTGTAGACGGCACCTTCCTCACGCGCCTTACGCTGATCGGTGAGAGCAGTCTGCCGCCACCCATCGACCATGCGCCAATCTTCCTTCGACAGTTCGGCCTTGTACTGCCAGAGATCAACCTGAGAAAACGCGACGGGATCTTCGGCATACATCTGACGAAGTTCGCTCAGAACCTCCTCGTTCGTCACAATCCTACCAGTCTGAGACTTGGTGTAATAATCCCATAGCCCATCCATCTCGGTGCGTCCAAGCTGGACGCGGACATCGACCGGCAACTGATCCGGCGAAATTCCCTGCTCAACAGCCGCGAACGCCTGGGATTTGAGCAGTTCAAGATTCGCCTTTTCCTGCTGCGCGCGAATCTCGTTCGCGGCCTTGATCCGCTGATAGGTCGCCGCGCGAACTTTGGGATCTTCAATGCTGTTCAGGAAAGACACCAGGTCATCACCCGTCGGTCGCGACGACACAGCGCCGACACCAGTGTCATCACCACCAGTCGCCTGGATAGCCTTTCCATCCGCGTTCTGAACGACACCCGGCAACTCGCCTCGCAATCCAGCCTGGACAGCACGACGCTGTGCCTCGGTGTATCGACCGCCTTCCTTCAAGTAATTCCATGTGCGAGCGCGGTCGGTATGCTCATCGAGGTGGATCCCGCCACCGCGCATTTCGAGGCCAACGCCGCCATATCCCTTTGCCAGCCAGTATTGCGCAAGAGGTGCAAGATCGTCACCCGTCACACGCTTTCCATCAGGCCCGATGATATAGACATCGGCAGCGCGGCCATGATCATGTCGCGTCGATCCAACACGCCGCCCTTGCCCCGGTGCCGGCTGCCCGCCAGAATACACCTCGGCCCGATACCCCGGCCCGTAAACCGAAACCACGGCATCAGTCAGTCGCTGCGTCAGCGTCTCGGTAATCGGCTGCTTTCTGACCGCGCCCTGATTGATCAGCTTAACGACATTGCCAGATTGCTTTGCCTGGCTCGTGCGACGTTCCCATTCGGTGTAGTACTGCATGGACTTGGCGTCATCCACGAGCGGCTGCAACTTCTGCTTCAAATCATGTTGGTGCTGAGGAGTCAGTTCGTTCTTGTACTCATCGACATATTTTTCGGCTTTTATCGGATCATCAGCCGCGATCATCAATGCCGAATTGTACCTATGCTGCGATAGGTAATCGCGCTCCATCGCCTCCTGCTGATCGGGAGAAAGGCCCTGCTTACGGCCAAGTTCCCGCAACTCCAGCAACCCGGCAGCGAGATATTTGTTCGCCATTTCCGGGTTATTGATATGCCTCAGAGCCTCAGTGCCGAAATTCTCAGCCGATGCCTTGCTGCCCTCGATTATGTAATTCTTCAATTCGCCGCCAGCGTGCACCGCCGCAGACCGTTCGGAGTCGATCTCCAGCGGCTCGACAGACTGCGCGAATAGCTGCTGCTGACGAGGATTCAGTTCCTTGGCGTATTTCTCGCGCAGCTTCCGGAGACTATCGACAAACGATGATCGCTGATCGAGCGCATTACGCCCTTGCGTGAACATATAACCATTTTGCGGATCGTACATGAGCGCATCGCGCTCGCGCATGTACTGATTCCGCGCCTCGCGAACACGCGCCTCATCCTCCAGGTCACGCACCGCCTCAAGTGCCGCGCCGATCTTCGAGACGCCGGCACCGAGATTCGCAAGGCCACGACCAATCGACGCCCCGAACGCCTCACCCGTCGCAACCGGAGCAAGACGACCCTGCATGTCAGGGATCGCGGAAACGTTTGGCGTATACTCGGGAACCCTCGGCATTACGCAATCGCTCCAATCGTGCTTTTCCTGTACGACTTATAGGCATCACCGACGCCGCCCAGGATCGTCCCGGCAGCATTCAGGAAACCGCCGGTCCTTGCCGCACTCGCTTCCATCCTGTTCATCGTCGCCCCGGCCCGCCTGTTCGCAGCATCGACGCGGTACTGATACGCCTCGCGATACGCATTCGACCGGATCGTCAGTGCATCGAGTTCGCCAAGCACCGCAGTATCGACAATCACATCCATCGGAGAGCCGAATGTCAGATCGACGCCGTTCGCGGCCATGGCGACCTTCTGCTGGCCCAGTATTCGCTGGACCTCCATGCGTTTGCGCTGCTCCTCGTCCTGACCGCGCTCGATCGCATCACGAGCCTGCCGCTCGGCAATGCGGGCATTCATGTCCTGGACCTTGGCATTGTACTCAGCGGCCTTCGCTTGTGCGCTGGCAGCCTGCATCTGCCCAACGCCACTGATCACCGATCCCACGAGGCCGAATATCATCGAAATGTCACACATCCTCGGCCCTCATTTCAAACATCCTGAACGCATGTCCATTCCAGTCAATCGGTTCACCGAATTTCGCGCCCATCCATTCCAGCCATCGGATCGAAACGCGATTATCGGCATGGACGAAATTCCTCAGCACTCTATACCGCGCCAATAGTTGCCGTCTAAAATCACGCGACATTCGCAGGAAAATCCGGCTGTATTTTTCGACAGCATCCGTGCCAAGCAGCCAGACAGCGCCGGAGCCTTCAATAAGATTCAGGTCGGCAACGCCGAACATCACCTCCGGCCTGCCATTGACCAGCGCGGTCCAGGCATAGGCCGATCGACGCAGCGAAAACGCGAGCGCATCAAACGGAGACTTTCCGGACGCAGCAGAGACCTCCAGGCGATCGGCATCGCGCATCCGCCTGGCAATTTCGCGAATATGAATTGCCCTCGCAGGAACAATTTCAATATTTGGTTGACCGCTGCGCATAATTCCCCTATATTGTGGATACTCCTCCCATGTTAGCGCGAATGACCCCGCTGCCTCCTCCTCAGCGGGGTTTTTCGTTATCTGCCAATCGTAATATCCGGCATGATCGCGAGTATCGTCATCGGAAGCGGATCGAACTGTTTCACGATCACGTTCCCGCCATCCGTCCAATCCCAATGCGGCGTGATGTGAATGTCACCCGTGTAGAGCCGGATCGCCTCATTCCAAGCTTCGGTCGCGCGCTGTTTGTATTCGACCAGATTATCCTCGCTCGGACCGATCCAGATCCCGCGCGTCTCCTCGACCCGCAACACGACCTCGCTGACGGACTTCGCGCGCCCCTGAACAGTGCCGAGGCCCTGGACCGCACCAAGATCGAGATCCAGCGTTTTCAGCGTCGCCGTGTATGGCAGGCCCACATGAACCACCGATGCGGCATTCGGCAGCGTGATTGCGCCGCTCTCGACCATCAGGCCACGGACAACATTCCCGTCCGCCAGCGCAACGACTTCCTCGCCCTCCAGGTGATCAAGGCCGCTCAGTGTCGTCACCGGAGTTCCGCGATAGGACAGCCCGGAGTCCACGAAAAACGCATCCTCGACCGACTCCATCACGCGGGTATGAAGTCGCTCAATGTACCGCTTGGACTGCCCGTTGATTTGCCGGCGAACGACGAAATAAACCGCGTCCTCTTTCCCTTCCGCGACCGTGACGACATCCTCGAAAAACGCGCCGGAACTTTCGTGCTGCGTCCAAGCCCACACGTCATGTTCTTTCAGGTAGGTGAGTGACACCAACGAACCATCATCCAGCACGACCCACACAATCGAATACGGAGCCTGCGCATATGCCCAAGAAACGATTTCCCGGTCTTCAAACAGATGCCGCGCCAGGATCGTGAGATCCTTGCCGACATAGGCATCATTTGTGAAGTCATACGAAAAATCGCGGATCACGCCACCGCGCTCCTGAGCGAACAGGACTACGTTGCCGACCATGATCGGCTGAACCTTGGACGCGCCGCGATAGCCCTGGTTGTCGATCTTGATCGCGTTCGGCGCAATCGCATCCGACTGCGAGCCGCCCGAAACAATCCACTCCGCGCCGGAAGTCAGCAGCATCAGGCCCCGCAGCGGGAGCATTGACCTTATTTCGTTGACCTCACGCGCTCTGATCCTGAATGTGACGGCATCGCTCGCCTTGGCCGGAGACGATTCGTTGAAGTTCTCGTAATTCCCCGACTGCGACAGCCAGACCGCCTGAGGCTCGTTTTTCGTGGAAGCGAAGGCCAGGCGCTGCTCCACGAACGTGACGCAGCGAGGATAATTCCCGCTGCCAGAAAATGGATTTCGGCCCTCCTGGGGACCATCAGCGAGATCAGGGGTGATATTCTCGTCAACAAATTCCGTGGTTTCAGACTTCCCGATATATCCATAGACGCCATTGTCCATCTTATAGATGACGTAATAGGCTGCACCAGTCACCGGATCCCAAGTGATCGTGTTCCGGTTGCCCTTATAGGTCATGTCATTCCGCACCGTAGCAGGTGCTGACGGAAGGCTTTCTTCGCCAGTATCCTCCGAAACGGCGGAGACGACATATGAGCATTCGCGACCGAACTCGACAGATGCAACGACGTTGGTCGGCGTTGCTGGTGCCCCAGGCTCAGACGAGCCTGGAATTGAAGAACCATCACCTATAACGTCACCAGACGGAAATTCTATTGTATTCGTGTAAGTCGTGCCAACAAAGCCCGGATTATCTACAGCCCGATATACGTTGTAAGACGCAGCACCAGAGACTGCGTTCCATTTGACTTTCAGATATCGACCGTCATCATTTTTCCATTGGAACCTTACGGTGTTAGAGGACGAGCTAGCTGCGCTCTCAGCACCAGAGGCTGAAACCGAAGAAACTCGGAATGTATAAGAACCAGTATCGCCATTCCTATACTTAAACGACGCGATCGCCTGCACATTCGTCGGCGGCTGGATGGACGGCTGGAACGTCACGGTCGTGAGCGTCCAGTTGTTATCAGCGAGGCGCGCGAGCTTCCTGATCGCATATTCAGGATGCACGATGTACATGACATCAGCCTCCTGAGCGTAGACCAGTTCGTGAACGTGATTCTCGCTGTACGGCGTTGATAGTTCATAAGCCGATCCGCCAGACAGAACCAGGCCGCCATTCTTGTAGACGCGCATGTATTGGTGCCCGAACTCCAACACATACGTCTGCTCGGTGTTGAACTGAAACCTGATCAGCCGAACCTTTCTTGCGCTGTTCTTCACCTCATTGATGAATTGCAGCCCAGGACGGTTAGACGCGCCGCCATGCGGATGAATGAACAGGTTGATCGCTGTTTTCAGGCCGGTCGCATACTTCGCCAGATCAACGCGCGCCCACAGGGCAGGCGACAGTTCGCCGGCAGTAAAGGAAGGCTGATACGCACGCAGTTCCGCCATTACGCCCTCGCCCTCACAAACTCAGATTCCACATCGGAAGAATGCCGATTTTCGTTCGCGTCCATCATCTGCGCCGCCGCAGTCATCTGCTGCGCAACCTGCCAGGCATCAGCGCGAACTTTCGGATCGCGCGTCAAAGGCATAGCCAGGCGAACCGCGAGATGCCACGCGAGCGCATCAACAAACAGTGGAGTGAATTTCGTCGGATCGGTCACCTTCGCCGTGTAATGGATAAACGCCGGAGAGATATCGCAGTAGATCAAACCCGCTTCGAGATGGTACTGTTCGCCCACATATGTTGAGACACCGTTGACCTTCACAACACAACTCTCAACACCGGGATCGCGCAAAACGAAACGCACCTTCAAGCAATCGACCGGCCTGCTGTAGGCATATCCCCACAGCGCAGGCTTATCATTCGACACTTGCGCCATCGACGTAGTTTTAGCCGCGAACCGCCAGGGGTACGATTCCAGCAGCAGATCGCGCGTGTGCTCGTAAAACTGCCGACACGCGCGCGCCTCGGAGCTGGCCTCGTCAATCGAACTGATATTCAGCTTACCAAGATTGGACAGCGCCAGATTGCAGATCGCGACAACGGAGGTCATGTCAAGCCCTATCCCTCATCGACCGGAAACACCGGCTCGACCGGCTGATCGTTATACAGTCGCCGGTCAGGATCAGTGATCACGACGACGCCACGAACCGGCTGCTCGTTGTAAATCGTTACGCCATTGCTGACTTCACTGATTCCGCGCACCCGGAGATTATCAACGAACAGAACTCCCTCATCGACAACACGGACTCCAATCACCGGAAGATAATTGTACATCGTCTCGCCATCGGTGAGGATCTTCACCCCGAGAACTCGCTGTTCGTTGAAAATATCCGCCATGATACTCTCCATGGGTAATCGGGCGGATAGACCGCCCGATCCTTATTCTTCAGTGGGGGGAACCCAATCCGGCTGGATCGCGCCAATTTCCGTCATCGCCTCTTGCACAGTCTGAGGCTCATCAGACTTAGGCTTTCTGCCGCGCCTCGGCTTGGGTTCCGCAACAGCTTCGGCATCAGGCTCAGCGGCCTCATCGTGCCGCCGAACCCACGGGGTTTTCTTGATTTCGTCCTCGGGCATGTCGAACACATCCCCGATTTCGCGAATCATACCACCCCAGTAACCTTTTTCGGAGGCAACAACCTTACTCATGGTTCGACTGATTTCCCATGGTAATGCCAGCCGAGACCTTGCCCGCAGACGGTGTGCCGTCAACATCGTAGTAGAGCCGCATATAGCGCTTGTCGGCGTAGCGCGGCACATACTCAATGTTGAACACATAACCCGCCTCAAGGCTCGCCACCGGAATAGCCGGCGACTCGGCAACCGTGACCGGAGAAGAGAAGTTCTCCGTATCCGACACCTGGACCTGAACCTTGAGCGACGTATTGTCCGCAAAAGCCTCAGTCACCTGAATGCGGATTGGGACGCATCCGCCCTTACCGATATCCCGGAGGATACCGATGGGGCCAAGGTCAATCACGTTCGAGGACGGGCCGTCTGCCGTGACGGCCTGGTTCCACGAAAACAGAGTCTGACGATCGAAAATCATTTCAGCGGTTCCTTTCCGTTACACGGCAATGCCAGGGACATTGGCCTCGTTGTTGAGGATCGCATCGCAGATACGAATCGGGAGGTCCATGTACGTGCGGACAACGCGTCCCTCGACCTGAGCCTGAGACAGGCCAGGAGCGGAGTAATTGTAGCTGCCGCCGCTAGAGACCAGAGCGCGATCGGTAGACTGAGCATGCAGAGCCTCAAGCACCTCACGGTTCATGTAGATAACCGTGCGGCCACCACGAGCGCCGACATCAAACGTCCGATGCAGACGGTAATAAGCCTTCCGCATCAGTGCCCACAGATCGACCGTACCAGCACGAACCGCATTGATGTCAATGTTCGCGATTCGAGCGCAGTAGCGATAATCCTTGACCGACAGACCAACATGCCATTCAAAGGTCGTAACCTTGGCATAGTAGGTGTCGCCGTCGCCATCCTTCACCGGCTCGCGACCGCGATCGATCACCTTGATGCCGGCACGAGTATTCTGCGGATACAGCAGCGAAACCGCATGATCCGCCCAGGTCACGAACCAGATCGAGGTGTTCGTGTTACTCGAACCGCCACCATTGATCACCTGATTGGCGATGTGCGACTTGGCCGGGTTGAACGGATTGGTATTGTACGCACTGAACCGCGCGGCAAGTCCCTTGATCTTCTCCGGCGACGTAGCCGTGTCGTGGTAGAACAGGCCGGTCGCCATCTCAAGATTCAGGGATTCGAGGAACGGAGCCGAGTCCACGAGCCGCTGCTTTGCCGGATCCGGAGCCAGGTCAAGCAGCCGCTCATCGATCTCGGAGCGGGCCTCGATAAAACCGGTGGTCTCATCCACCTGCGCCAGCGTGGACTTGGACGCAGGAACACCCTTGTAGAGCATGCCCCACGTGACAGTCGGGTAGCCCGTGCGGATCGTGTGACGGTGGATGGTCCCGAGGTTGCACTGCGTAGCAATTGCATCCTCAAGAATGTCGTTTCGCTGCCGCAGTAGCTCAATGACAGTACCCTCGGCATTGCCCTTGTACATGTCAATAAGCTGCGGGTAAGTATGTCCGATAGTTGCCATTTCTAACTAACCCTTCGCCTTTGGTGCATCATCCGGGAACAGAATGTGCGCTGGGTCGGCAGGCTTACCCGCGCCGACTGCGCCGCCTGTGGCCGGTTTATCCTCACGGATCATGGCCCCGACCTTTGCCATGAATCTGATAACCTCAGGATGGTTGCCGCCACCAGTCGCATCAAAATATTCGCGCAATTTCGGCGTTCCGAATTTCGCGACCGCGCGACGCGCATTCTCGACCGTGGTATTCCAGTTCTCACCGCCGATTTCGGAATCGGACTTTGCTTCATCCGCCCACTTCGCGACGGTTTTCGAGAAATTCTCCCACCGCTGCTGTTCACGCTGCTGCATGACAGCGATGTACTTGTCAGCGAGCTTCTGCGCCTGGCGGTGCGTCAGGCCCAGTTCCTTGAACTCCGCGCCGATCGCCTGGGACAGTTCCTTATCGACTTCGACGCCATCCGGCATCTTTAGCTCATAATTCCCGTCCTCCGGCACGGTATCCAGCGGGTCTTTCTCGCCCTTGTCCTCGCCCTTGTCCTCGCCTTCGGCCTTATCCTCGCCCTCCGGCTCTGTGGCGTTTTTCTCAACATCCTGGTCAGCGTTTTCCTGTTCCGGTTTCTTATCGTCCGGAAACAGTACATTCTCCGGCGCTGGCGTATCAGCAGCCGACACGTCAGTTGGCTCAGTCTTTACGTTCTCATCCATCGAGGTCATCGTCATTCCCCACGTTCTTCAATTTGGCCGCCCGCTCGAACGCCCTCATATTGGCGTAATCAAGCAGCAGCTTCGGATAAATCTGCGGGTCAATCTCATCCATTTTTGCAATCAGCAGTCGCCCGATCGACATCCGCCCGAGGTGATAGCTGGACACCGAGTGACTTTCGGAAAAAGCCTCGCCATAGACGTTGCAGCGCTCCAGCAGCCAGAACAGCACGCGCTTGCCCGCGTCGGTATTGACCACCGCCGCGAGCGCCCGTTTCAGTTCCTCATTTTCTTTCTCTCGGTTTTTCATACCAGTTCCAGCGGAATTATCTCTCTGTATGTCGCATCGAACGCATACGCAAAAACAGCATCCTCCGGGTCACAAACTTCCCCGTCCTCATCCAGCCACCGAACAATTCGGCATTTTCGCCCGTCCCAAAATTCAACAATCTCTTTCTCAGTGTCTACAGAAACGCCCATCATGCCAAGCCAATCCTGCTAAGCAAATCCGCGCCACCCGGATTATTCTGCGCATCAGCCAGCACCGATGCAGCCTCAGCCGAGGACTTGATTGCAGGAGCCACCTGACCAGCCATCTCCGCAGCCTGCTGCGCCTGAAGCTGCTGCGCCCGAGCCTGCCGCGTTTCGGCAACCTTATCGTCAGGCACGACAATCGACGGATCAACGCCGAGCATTTCGGAGTACACGTCAAGCGTCTGATCGCTATCGAGCTTGTCCAGAACGTCAGGCTTCATCGCCGCAATCTGTCCGGCAAACGCCCAAATGCGCTCGATGCCACCCGTCGCGACGGCCTTCTGAGCCTGCGCAAGCATCGAAATGTATTCGATTTGGAGATCCTGGCCTTCCAATTCCGGAGGCGGAGGCGGCAGGACACCGAGGCGGTTGAGGATCGCAAACGTGCGGTCAATCACCGGCTCAAGCTGACCGCCGTAAATGTTCTCCAGGACCGGACCAAGTTGCAGCAGTTTTTCCTCATTCCGCTGCGACAGTTCCAACTGATTGCGCGGCTGTATGCCCTCAAGGTTCGAGAGCATCAGGAACAGATCCGCGTAGAACGATCGGCTGATACGATCCTGCGTTTCGCGGATGTCCTGCGCGAGTTCCGCCAGCCGGATATTCACCTCCATTGCAGGACGGAATCCCTTGCCGGCTGGATCATCGACGTAGGTGATCGATCCCGGTAGCAGCGACGCCGGATTGTTCTGCATCGAGGTCGGCCCGGTCATGGGCGGACGGACGATCTTGTCTATCGCTTCGAGCTTACGCTTTTGCTCGACCTGGAGCATCTTGATATCACCGAGCGCCACATGCCCCGGAGACACGGCATAATGATCGTCGCTCGATATTTCCCAAGCCGGCGCAATGATCGGGTTTTCCTCGAATCCGCTTTCCTCAAGGAGATCGCCACCGTCGCCATCCTCCTCCCAATAATTCGAGAGGAACGGCATATTCCATTTCGCGTCAACGCCAGGCTTGCGATTTAGACGCGGCTCGACAGCGTGACAGATCACATAGGTCTCGTCGTACTTGCCGTTTTCCCAGTCGCGCCGGACGTGCGTGCTCACGCGGTCCAGGCCGAACCGACTCACGATCCGCTGCACGCTCCACTTGAACTCCCGATACAGCGTCGTCGCTCGTCCCTTTTCGTCCCGAGCAATCCAGAAACGACCGTGCGGAATATGCTGGAGCCTGATAGCAGTCTCATCGTCCTCGACAAGCAGACTGACAGACTGCCCGAACAACCCGAGGTCGCCATAACCACGGTGAAATTCCGGGTACACATTCGACCTTTGGAATACCTCGCGCAAGATCCGCTCGCATTCGGCGAGATAGATCCGGACCGGCGCATATTCGCGCATTTCCGGATCGCCGGAGATTTGCAGACGGAACCACGGACGCGCCGGTGACGTGATGCCAGAATGCATGCCGCTCGCCAATGTGCGCCAGGCGAGCGTGCCCGTGTTATCAATGATCTTGTCGCGACGCAGCGGATGCTCAGGGTCGTGCAGCCGCAGACGCGACGGCTCAACATATTCGGCCAGATCGCACCACAGCTTTTCCCACGGCATCCGCAGGTTTTTCAGTTCCTGCATACGCCGCTTGTGGTACGCAAGCTGCGTTTCGTTTTTCGGTGCGTTGGCCTTCACGGGTTAAGCCCCCAGGAGAGTTTTGGCCTGAGTCGGTGCGCTGGTCGTCACGCCGGAGCCGGACGTAAGGATCGTGCTGCTCGCGGCACGGAGACGATCACGCATCCGAGACGTGACATTACTGCGCACCTGACCGCTATCCGGCAGACGCTGCTGCGCGTACTCGGGAGGCATTACAGGATCAGGCTGATCGACTTTGGGAGCAGAGAACATGCACATGAGCGTCACCACACAATTCGGAAGAATGTCACGAGAGCGATCAGGCAAGCGAGGCCGTAGAGCATCCAGAACACGCGCGGGTCAAATTCGCCGCGCATCAGAAGCGCATCGGACACCATCGCGCCGACAAAGATCATTGCGGTCCAGAAGGCAATGCCATAGGCACCCATCGCGAGATTAAGCAGGAAAAGGCACAGCACGAAAAACCGCCCATTTTCCGCTATGTTTTTCGCAATCTCGATTTTATCCATGCCTCAGGTCTCCGGTTCCATAGAGATGTACCACGAAAAGGTTGCCGCGAATTAGCGGCACCCCGCCTGGGGTATCGATTGTAGCGACCCCCTTTTCGTCTTCATCCAAGACAGCGACAGCGCCCGGCCTGCCCCAATTATCACCCCAGCGGATCATACTCGACTTGCACCCTTGGCGCGATCGGCCTGCCCAAGAGATCGCGCTTTTGCGCCTTAACGAAATACGCAAATGTCAGCGCCAGAGCGTCTGCCACGTCAGGAGAACGACCGAGCCGTTCCTTGATCTTTTCCTTGGATTCGAGTTCGACAATACCCGTGGACGGAATCCGGTACGTTGGCGACACCAGATCGTTTTTGAGATCAAGGATATCAGGAATAGCGCCGCCTGCCTTGATCCAATCCCGCATACGCATCCACATCTCGGTGCGCTTGTTTTTGTACCGAGGATCATCTGGCTTGGCACCGAAGTTCACGCCGATAGCGTTGTGCCCGAGTTCCCGGAGGCGAGCAATCACGCCGGAGCCATAGCCGCCAGTATCATCAATAAAAACCGCGTCTGGCCTGTACTCCTCCACCTCCGAAATCAGACGCCCGACGATTTGCATGGGATCCGCCTTTGACATGATGATGGGCGGCCAGGCAACGAGGCCCTGCCGGCGAATGATCGCCGTCTTATCGTCGCCGGTGTAGGCTACATCGACGCCGATGATTTTCGGCGCGAATTTGTATTCACCATCGCGGTAATGCTTATGGCATGCGTCAGAGACATCATCGATCGAGATCAATACGTTGTCTGCCGAGGCCGTGAAGTCGCACAGAAATTCCTGCCGGTATTGATTAGGCGACATCGAGGACCGGGCATCCGCGAGTTCCTTTTCGTCGATCAGGCCGGTTTCGTCCGCCCGGTACATGCCTGCATACCATTCTGGATCCCGCTGCGCCCGCTCGTACAATTCGTAAAACTGGTTCATCCCCTTTGGCGTGCCGATGAAAAGGCACCAGCCCTTGCGGTCCGCGAGCGCCGGACGGATGATTTCCGGCCAGGTTTCGAGCCGGCAGTCGGCAACCTCATCAATCACGACGCCATCGAAGTAGACGCCGCGCATTGCCTCGCCATTGTCGGAGCCGTAGAGCCGGACGATAGCGCCGTTGGGGTATTCGATCGACAGTTCGGACTCATGAACCTTGACGCCCGGCACCGGGTAGGAAAAGCGCTTGAGGTAATCCCAGGATACTTGCTTCGCCTGCTTTAGGTACGGGGCAACATAGCCGTATCTCGCAGCCTGCTTTTTGGTACGCAGGGCAGCGTCGATCAGGGCATTGACCGCGAGGAAAGTCTTACCGAAGCGCCGGTGGCATACCAGGACGGAGAATCGCTTGAGTCGCTGATGGATCTCAAGCTGGAATCTGTGCGGCCTGTATCCAGTATCGACGTGCTGAAGGCTACTCATCTGGGGCACGCGGCACGCCTGTGTTGACGACGATGGAGATCGTTCCGTCAACATTTGCGTTGACGCTGTTGCGGACCTCAGCCGGCAGGAGCTTGGAGTAGAGCTTGTAGAACTCGGTCGGCTCGGACTGCGCCCACGACACCAGCGCCTCGACACCACCCATGCGCTCGAATGCTTCCTCGAATGCGGCCTTGACCGAGGCCGTGAACTTGTTTGGTGTTCCCTTCTTTCGCCCGCCTGTTTTGAAACCCCGCGCCATCTATAAGCCTCTACTTTAGAAATACTGAACGATCAGCCGTGACTGTTCAATTTTTCTGAACGATAGTGGATCTGTGGAGAATATACCAGCGACATGCGAAAATCTCAACACGGGCATGGAGAGAGGAACGCCAGCCTCTAGGGACTGACGGGCAAAAAAAGAACCCGGCGCTGGGCCGGGCTGAATGTTGCGAGAGCCGCCTGTGCTATGCCACCCCGAAATTTGTACGGAAGAACTTGAACGGTTCTCCGTTGAGCGAGAGCTTTTCAGCGAGGACTTCCTTTGACGCGCCATCGAATTGAGCGCCAGGCTCGTCATTAGCGACGAGACCGTCGTCGTCCAGGTAATAGGCCTCCACGCTATCGACCATGTATTCCAGAGCGACTTCCATGCGGTCGCGGTAATCTACTATTGTCTCGCCAGGGACACGATTGTCAAAATAGTCATCCATAGCGGCTGCAACGTCTTCCTGGTACCGGTCAGACATTGCATCGAGGATTGCTTCTTCCAGTTCATCTTCGTAGCCAGGAAGGCACGCCGCCTCGAATGCCTCCCAGTACAGTCCGTTTGAAACAGATACGTAGTAGTAACACACGCCGTCGATCTCGATACCCATGCGGTCCTCCTATGAGAAAATTGGCGGCCCATCGAGAGCCGCCTCAGGAAATCCGAATTATCTGAACTCGCACCATTCCACGAACTTGGCCTTAGCTTCCTCGCCAAGCCAATGGCCGGTGCCGGGGTTAGCGACCCAAATGTCGCCATCCTCGTCAACCTCGACCTCGGACTGATTGCTCCATTCGGCCACCAGTTCCTCGATCGGCTGATCATCATACTCACGGATCATGCGGATGACCTCATTCAGCGTGCGTGCTTCCATACCCTCCGTTCCGACATCAGCCGTGCCATACTCCTCAACAGCGGCCAGTAGAGCCTCATCCTTGGACTCACCCTCAAAGGTGCCCCAGAAGATCCCGTTAGCGTAGACTGCGTAGATGGTCATGTTGTCCTCCTATGTTGCGATGATGAGCGGCGCTTACTGCGCCGCCTCGATATGGATGATCTCCTGCCCCCAGCAATAGCCGTCAGGATCGAACTCGAAGTCCCCGAGGCGAACGTACTCTTCGATTGCCATAGTGACATGCTCGACTTCGGCAGCGGTAGGAGCTTCCCAAATTTCCTCAGCGCTACGGCTGCTATCTGCGATGGCGTGAATTGCGACGGCGACGGCCATATCGGTTTCACGGCTGTTAGCCCATTCGGCCGCTACGGTCGGGGTGCGGTAATTGCGGTTCATGTTGTCCTCCTGTGTTGCGACGATTGGTTTCTGGCTTGGCGACGCTATTGCGCCGCCTCCTGAATAGCGAGCGCCTCGTCACCAAGTTCGTTGTAAAGGCGATCAAGAAGGTTTAGCCGGTCAGCGTGAATTTGCCTGTCTCGCTCATAGGCGTCCGGGTGACCGATATAGTCCCGGCCATTCGGAGCGACGTCACCTAAAGCAGCGATCAGGGCCAAGACTGCCTCCCGCGCATTCATGCGCGCCTCGATAAGCGCCTCGGCGCTGGTTCCGTTCAGGTTCAGAATGGGCTTCATCATGGCGGTTTCCTCCTTTGCGATTATGAGTGTGACATACAACGTTCGGAGTTACATGTCAACACGTTTGTTGTTATTTTTTCAACGCCCGCAGCGGAGGCTGATCCGGCCCGTTAATAGCGTTACATGATCTGGTCTCGGCCCATGTATTTTATCTTTTGCGTTTTATACCTGCCTCTACCTCATTTTTTTACTTCTCCACCCGTCCTTTTCTCCTACTATTAACGCTTATAACGAAAAAGAATAAGTAATTGAAATATAAAGGAAAATCGGGTTACATGTGGGGTCGCTCAGCATGTAACCTGGTGGCCTTACTTAGAACCTTTGCGGCAAAAGTGTGGCAATGCCGGAATTTTGACAGCAGTATATAACGACGCAAAAAAGTTAATAGTAGGACGGGAGCCTGACGCCGGTCCTACATGTAACCCGGCCAATGTTGCGATATTGACAACGCTGGTTTGGTCGTTCATTGTGCCTTTTGCAACAGTATGGAGGTCATTATGGAGTTTCAAAAGAACGTTCCTCTCCCCAAAAGGCCCTATGTCAGAAAGCATGCCGGAATGACCGCACGGCTCATCCAGGCGCAGCATGGTGACAGCCTATGGTTCGAGGACCGGCAGGCCGCCGAGCGAGTTCGCGCACTCTACCTGAAGGCAAAGAAGCAAGGCCGTGCACATCTGCGGGTGTGTCTTTTCAAGGTTGGCGACGAAGATCCTTGCGGCCCCGGATTCCGAGTTTGGTTCCTGAAGCCGTCGTGGGTCGAAAAGGTGGCGACCGATATTGGCGAAATCCGGAGACTGAAATGAAAGCAGAATACGTGGACCACATGGGATCTGACCTGAGCATCGTGAATGCCGCTCGGGTGAGCTTCGACAAGGTGAGCGCACTGAACGAGGACGGCTCGCTCCGTAACGAGGACGCGAGACTGATCCGGTATCTCGCCAGGCATGGGCATTGGACGCCGTTCGCGCACACGGCGATCACGCTTAGGATGTCTGCTCCGGTGCCGATCCGAACGCAGTGTTTCAAGCACAAAGTCGGTTTTTCGGAGAACGAGGTTTCCAGGAGATACGTCAGCGCGACGCCTGATCTGTATGTGCCGGAGGAATTTCGGACCGCTCCGTCCGGGAATGTAAAGCAGGGCAGCGGCGGGCGTCATAAGCGCAGTGATGACTGGGTGCGGGCATACGAGATATCATGTAAGGCAGCGATCGATCTCTACGACGCCATGATCGCAGACGGAGTTTGCCCGGAGCAGGCTCGCTTTGTCCTGCCCCAGGGCGTCGAGGTCGAGTGGATCTGGACCGGCAATCTGGCGTCATACGCCCGTTTTTACAAACAGCGCACCGATCCCCACGCCCAGCGAGAAATCCGAGACCTGGCGGAAATGGTCGGGCAGATAATCGAGCCGCTATTTCCGGTGTCGTGGCGTGCGCTGGTGGAGCCGACCGAGGAGGACGCAGCATGACCAAGCCTCTACCCATCACCGGCAGCAACATACGCCTGTATCGCAAGGTTCGCGGCTGGACTCAGACGGAACTTGCTCAACGCGCAGGCATGACGCCGGGACAGATAAGCAATTTGGAGCGCGTCATTAGCCATCCATCTGTCTGGACGCTGGCACGGATTGCCGAAGCCATTGGCCCCCTCACCGTCAACGACATGATTGTCACCACGGAGGACGCCAGGCGCGAAGTCTGCGACCGCATCCGCGGAGGCTGCGATGAAGGTTGAGGCACCAGAACGGATTTGGGTATGGCCAGATACCATCGACGATATGGGATCGAGTGTGAACCGCGATGAGATCATCGGGTATGTCGAGTATGTCCGCATCGACAAGCTGGAAGAACTCGCCGCTGCCCTTGCCGAGTGCGACAAGGAGATAGCGGCGCTGCGGGAGGCAGCGCGAGAAGCAGTGAACTGCATCACGCATCATGCGGAGGACAATGAGAACACCCGTTGGGTTTTATCTCTTCTTAACACCGCACTCGCACAAGGAGGCCAGCGATGAACGCTCGTGAGGCACTAAATTCAGCGGTAACCGCGCTAGAGAAGATGGGCTTTGTCATCCTCTCCCGCTCCGAGGTGGACGCGATACGGACAGCACTGGAAGAGGCCAAGGAAAATATCGCGTACTGGGGTTCCTATTCTTCGAAATACTTCCAAGAAAAGCACGTGCTAGAAGCGGACATAGCCAGCGTCGAAGCCGCCATCCGCAAGCTGAAACCGGAGGACGTCAACCGCGATGAATGACCGCCAGCGTGTCGAAGCCGGGATTATCCCGGCGCTGATCTACGGGATTGTAAGGCCGCTAGAGGCAGATCAGCAGACGGACGACGAGCGCAGGAAATGGGAGCAGATTGTCACCGCGTGCCGACGTGCAATGGAAGATCCTGTAGAGGATCTCATCGAGCCGCGCCGGTCTCAGATATTTCGCCGGACAGAGCGCACGTACCGGGCTCTCGCTGATGTGCTGGACGGCACATCCAATGCCCAGGCCGCCATGGCGACGTATTATCTGCTGGAGAGCCTGATACAGGAGGATCGCATTTCGATCTACGAGGACAGCTATTTCGGGCAGGCGATGCTCGTTTTCATGGAGTCGATACAAGGATTGTTCGAGCTCGAGCGCCTCGATGCAGCAGCGCAAAAGAGAGCGAGACAAATCAGAGATACGTTACGCAGAGAGGGATATTTCAGATGACCGTTTTGTCGGCACAAACGATCCGAAAACTGGGGATTTTCGAGCCGTTCCACGAGCGGACAGTAGTGCACGGTATGACATTTGGCCTTGGACCAGCGGGCTATGACGTGCGGATCGCAGAGGATGTTAACCTATCAAATTCCGTGTATGGCCCATTTAGATTCAGCCTTGCGAGCACCGTTGAGCATTTCACGATGCCGGATGACGTAATCGGATACGTCAAAGACAAATCGACGTGGGCGCGTCGGGGTGTACTTGTGCAAAATACCGTGATCGAGCCGGGCTGGAGAGGGTGGCTGACGCTCGAACTGTCGTATGAGGGAGACGGCACCATCCACATTCCTGCCGGATCACCAATCGCGCAGATCGTATTCCATCGCCTCGATCAGCCGACCGAAATCCCCTATTCCGGCAAATATCAGGACCAGGAGGCAGGCCCACAACCGGCGAGGCTGGAATGACTGACGAGATCCGACGACTGGCAGAGAGAGCGGCGCAAGACATGCACCGGCACAATAGCGAGATAGCCTTGCAGGCTGCGATCGAGCTAATGCTGACCGACCACAGCGCGGCGGAAGTTATTGCCGCGCTACGGACCTGGGCTGATTATCTGGAGGAGCGCCGTTGACCGGGATAATCGTGTATGTAATGTTGCCAAAATAGCAACATGTGGAGGTGATGTTTTGGCTGCCTATTACAATGAGTTCGACCCGAACGCCGCTGCTTGGCTGCGCGAATTGATCAAGCAGGGCCTGATCGCTCCGGGCGAGGTGGACGAAAGGAGCATCGAGGATGTATCGCCAGATGAGCTTGCTGGATTTACTCAGTGTCATTTCTTCGCCGGGATCGGTGTCTGGAGCTACGCGCTCCGACAGGCCGGATGGCCCGACGACCGGCCAGTCTGGACCGGATCGTGCCCGTGCCAGCCTTTCAGCGCGGCAGGCAAAGGAGCGGGGTTTGCTGACGAGCGG